AAACCGTAACTGTACCGCTCGTGGTGCCGTTGATTTTGTACGCCCCGGTCGCGGTTCCGGTTTGGCCGGCAGTAAAACCACCGATAAGGCCCAGATACTTCGTAGTATCGTTGTATGCTAGACCGGTAGAGAAAGTAGTCGCCCCGGCCCCGCTTTGAAACGGCACCTGACCGCTAGAACCACCCGCGATAGCAGCCGCGGTACCGGTAGTATTCTGGTTTAGCGTAGGAAAGTCGCCGGCAATGGCGGTACCCAGCACCCCGCTCGTCAGCTTCGCAATCCCCGTCCCGGTAGCCCGCTTGAGTAGTTTTCCGGTCGTGCTGTTGTAAATCGCCACTTCGGAATCAACCGAAGCCGCGGGGCCGCTTACATCACCTACGCCGACACCAGCAACCGCAGCCCCCTCCCAGCAATTCCCGCTTGAATTCCAAGTAAGCACCTGCCCGTCTGCGACCGACGCCAGACTGCAAATCACCTTACCCTGAATCCTCGTCGCGTTAGTCCCAACGACCTGAGCTTGCCCACCGACGCAGGCAAGCAGAAATAGAACAAGAAGTCTCACGTGGCCCCCGAAGACCGACCGAAGATCAAGCAAACCGGATCCAGACGTCTAGCACATTGGTGTGGCCCGCAGTAACCACGATGCCACTTTTGAACAGAATCCCACCCTCGGGGATCGGCCAACTAACCTGCTCACCCGCCGGAATTGCTTGGGCCGAAGCAAACTTCTTCCCATTCCCGTCGGCGATAGTGATAGTGCTTGCCGTGCCGGAAGTATTAACTACGGCGATATAATCAACCGCCTTTGTCGCCGTCGTAACCGTAACCGGGGACGTGCCGCTGATGGTAAACGCCTGTTTGAAATTGCTAACGTTCATGTTTTGTTACGCTACCTTTTTTGGTGCTGCCGGCTTGAACCGGTTTTTGAGTTGCAGAACGCGGGCCTGGAGTGCCAGCTTCTGCTTGTCCATCGCCATTTTGTGCTTCGTGAGATCAGCCTGCTGGGAGAGTTTCTGCTTCCCAGCCTCGGCCCCGTGTTGAAGCTGTTGCTGGGTCTGAGCCCCCGAAACGGCCATCTGGTGTTGGTGCTGCTGGGCCTGTTGAAGAAGAGAAAGCTGATGTTGCTGCTGCTGGGCTTCCATCTGCTGCTTCCCGCGGGCCGCTTCGCCGAAGAGTTTGAGCTTCATCGAGGCCGATTCGTGCTCCAGCTTCTGCTGTGCCGCGAGACGTTCGGCGACGATCTTCTGCTGCGCCTTTTGCGTCTCAAGCTGGGCCTTTTCCCGCTCCGCCTGAGCTTTAGCAAACATCCTCATCATCTCCGCCTGGGCCTGCTGGGGGTCAGGTTGCTTTTGAATCTGCGTCTTTTGCAGTTCACCAGCAACCTTCTTATCCATCAGGGCCAGTCGAGTTTGGGCGTCAGCCTGCTTCATCTGCTGCTGCATGACAGCCTGTGGCGGCGGGGTCTGGCGGGCCTGCTGTTCCTGCTCGTTCATCGGGCGGAAGAGGTTGTACTTTTCCCCGGTGCCCGTGGCGTCCTGGATCATTTGAGAGAAGACGGTAAAGTCGACGGTTTGACCCTGACCCTGGAGGGCCTGGATGAACGGGCCGGCCATGATGTACTGGGAGATGAACGGGACGATTTGAGAGAGCTTTTCTTGCGTAAGCATCTCCGAAGCCGCGGACATTCTGAACCGGCAGGGGGCCCGGAAGGCGTCGGCACCGACCTGGACAACTTGGCCTTCTTTGCCCAGGGCGGGGAGAAGCTGGCCCGGGATTGTATGCATCTGCGTCATGCGGTACATTTTGTACAGCATGGGGACGATAAGGTAGTCTTCGATGTTTTTAACAATCGTCCAAAGCCGGCTCGTGCCCCCGGCGTTTTGGAGAGACATACCGGTAGCCGACCGGTTCGCGTTACCGGGTTTCGGTACACCTTGGATAACTGAGTTCGCCCCAGTGAGTTTCTCTGCGGATGCTTCGATAAACGCAACATCCTCCATGACACCCTGCGTGATGCGCTGTGGGTAGAGGACGTTGACGTCTTTTGCCGGATCGTCGGCTTCTTGGATGTTACCCGGGTGCCATCTCTGCTGGGCGGGGGTGAGAACAGAGCCGCGCTTACGAACCCGTGGGGGCGCGATGGCGAGGGAAACTTCGTCCAGGTGGCCGTTTAGGAGAGCTTCGATGTACCTCTGCTTCGACTCCAAAATGTCCGCAAAAGACATGGCGTAGAAGCGACCAATGACCGGAAAACACGGGGCGAAGCAGAACGGAATAAACCCGTACGGATTCGGCTCGTTGTAAGCAACCCACTCTCTGTTGAGTACCCAGATAATCCGGTACTTGGAATAGTAGATCAGTACCTCGATGTTCCGCTCGTTCGGGACCGGCGACCAGCGTTCTTGGTTCGGGTTGTACTGAACCCCTCGGTAGGCTTCGGAGATTTGCTTCGTTCTGTCGCCAAAAGTCGCCAGGGCCCCGTTCCGTGCCATGTGTGCCAGGACCGCTTTGTCGGGAATCTTCATTCGTTTGTCGGAACGAAGCTCCTCAAGCGCATCGAGGGTCATGATTTTGCGACGGATGATCGAACGGGCCGCGTCGATGGAAGGAACAGAGCAGGCCGAGTCGACGTAGAAGTCACGAAGATCCACCCACTCGACAACAGGGTGGCCGGCGACTGGGTCGTACTCGATAGCAATCCCACCGTTACCGTGGAGCAGAATCTGACGGGTCGCGAGGGCGATTTCGGTCTTTCCGTTGTTGGAATAGTTCTTCGGAACGTGTTCCAGGGAATACAGCAGGTGCGACTGAATCCCGTGAGCTTCTTGTGCCGACCCGCCGGGTTCCGGGGTAACGTCGAACCAATCTGCGCCACGAAAAAGGCTTTGAACGATCTTGGGATACGACGTTTCGATCTGCCCGAAGGTAATCGGCATCCCCAGGCTGGAACGCGGGATGTTAGTCCCCTCCCAGACCTTCTGAGGCACCCAGCCGAAGTACAGAGCGTCGTGCGTGGCCCACCGATTATCGTGATTCTGCTGCCGGAAGCGCTCGTAGTTCCAAAAGGTCTGCTTAACCACCGAAAGGGCATAGTCTTCAGCAATAGCCTGAAGGCCAACCTTGAGAGGTTCGGCTTCGAGATTAGCTTCGGGAATTACAGGGGCTTGACGCTCTTCGGGCATGAGATGTGCTCATTTCAATTATAACTTTTAGGCCCTATCTGGTTTTTTTACTTCGAGTTCGGGCGCATAAGTGCAAGCATGGCACCGAGAACGAGTTGTCGTTCATTTTCAGCGATGTTATGCAGGGCGAGGAAGAGGTAAAGGCCGAAAAGGACAAGAACGTGGCCCCCGGCAGTATGGAAGGGGCGGAAAAAGGCCAGCCAGCCGTAACAAAAGCGTTTAAACACTACAAGCCTCCGGTTTTTGCGTAGAAATTGTCGTACGGGGTCGGGGTTCGGTAGCCCCCGGTAGATTGGTTCGGCAGATCATCTATCCCCAGCCAACGGTCAAAGGCGTCGTTGATGATCTGCTGGCGCTGGGAGACGGTTTTCTGTGGATCCCAGGGGTTTACGTCCCGCGGAGTCAGCCGGCCAAACCATTCGCGGTTTTGAAACTGGTCCGCGAGGGTGTCGAGGATGTCATCGTGGCGGTATTTAGGAAAACGGCGCAGTTCTTCGATAAGTTCTTCTTTTGGAACGATGTCGTCAAGAAAACGGATCTCGCCGGATTTGTACCAGGGTTGGAGGGTGTTGAGGATGCGCTCTTTTTTCGACACCGAGGATTCACGTTTGATGAAAGTGAAGTTGATATGAATCCCGTGCAGGTCGATCTGCCGGCGGATGGATGGCATCAGTCCTCGGACGAAGGAAGTTTCTTCGATAGCGATGGAAAGGGGATTGTAGCGAAGCTGGACCCCGATGACGCGCTTAATTAGCTCATCCGGGAGCCACTTTCCATGCTGAATGTCGTCTATATAAGGCCTGCCCGCGGTGTCCCAGGCGGTTACGGTGATACAGGAGTAATCGGCCCGGTCGGATTGGGTTTCTGCCGTGTCGATGGTGACTGTTCGGTGGACAACGCGGACGTTTTTGCGGAAGTTGTCACGGGAGATCCACTTTGGGTACTCTTTGTTAACGGGGAAGGGGACTTGGGACTCATCGCCAACCTCGACGGGGCTATTAAGCTGTTGACAATTGGCTGAAAGAAAACGACTTCCAACGTAATTGCCAGTTTCCGTGGTCAGGCAGTACACCGGGCCCTCGCCGACATACTCAAACGACACGATCCGGTCCTTAACCCCGACCCGGGTCGTGAACTTCCACAGTTGCTCGATAAGGTAGTCTTCTTTCGCGAAGGTTGTCTGATTCAGGAGCCGAATTTTAACACCGCGGCCCCCTTTCAGGTAGTAGATGTTGTTTCGGCTGTTTGTTACCCTGAAACGTCGTCGATACGCACCGAATGGAATCTTGAGTTTCGTCAAAACGTCTTCGATTCGACGCGAGATATGCGGGTTAACGTCTTCTGACTGGGTTATAGTGACTTCGTTTCCGCTTTTTTCACTATTCGCAATATGGCCTTCACCGTCAAGCATGCCGGCAAGCCAGCCCAGGTGTAGCAAATCGCCATTTGTGGGTTCAGGCCAAGCGTCGTACGCCCGGATGACCTCGCGGCCCACTTTCGGAAGATCGTAGAGCTTGCGGTTGTGGCCTAGACGTCTCTCACAGTCGTAGCCCTTGCGTCCGGTGTACCACAGGTGATCCGCGGTGCAATGCGAAACGTGTCCAGACTCGGTGACCATGCGGTAAATTGGGGCAACTCGCGTGTGCACGGCTAGTACTTTCGACTTAACGAACTTGGTACGACCGGCGGTTTCGTAACCAACTACTTCATCGCCGACCCTGACGTCCTGGATGGGTTTTTCACGCCAGTCTGACATGAGAACAGGCTCATCTTGCGCAAGGCAGGCGAAAATGTATTCCCCGATAGCCGGATTTTTACGCCTCTTCTCCAACTCAAACACCGGCCACCGCTCCGGCCACCAGGAGATCTTCTGTCCGTTCTCGTCACGGAGGTACGGGAGGTCTAATTCTTCGGGCGTGAACCGCTCCGGGGCCCCGCCGGTGTCGCGTTTATACACTCCGCGGACGTGGATCTTCCATTCACGTTCTTCGGGCGGGCGGGTGATCTCGGATTTGATGATTTCGCCGTACAAGTCCGAGTTCTTGGAGCACACGCCGTCGGCGATATAGTTGCCCGTCTCACACTGAAAGAAGAACACTTCTCGGTCGCCAGCATCTTCGACCGAAACAATACGATCTTCGGTGGTGGTTAGGGCGGCAAAGAGACTTTCGGCTATTTTTTCATGCCGTTCTGGCCCGATTTCGGCTAAGAACCGATAGCGTTCGCGCCAGCCGCCGTTGATCTTAAAGATGCAGCGATCCTGCCAGTGCTTTTGGCCTTTTAGGCTAGGTTTGTGCCACGATTCACTGAACTGAAAGCCAAGTTGGTTGAGGATCTGTCGCGTCTTTTCTATAAGACACGGGTTGTGCATCGTTTGCGTGATGGTAACCGTGCCGCTGGGGTGCCGCGGGTTCTTCTGGAAGGATCCTTCACCGTCGTAGAACCCCGCCAACCAGCCGGCTTCGTGCGACATATCCTTCTCTGTCGGGATAAGTAGCCGACGAACAGAGGAAAGTCGTTTAATCTCTGAGTATTCACGGTTTTTGTCGTTCTTACACCAACCCTTACCCCGCCAGAACTTGTGTTCCGGGGTACAGGTGATGCTGCGACCGGACTCGAAGGTATACTTTTTTGTCGTCGCAATGAACGAATTGGCCGCAATCACCTTCGAGCGTTGCAGAACGCGCTTTCCTTTTTCGAAGCCCCAGCCGACAACCTCATCTCCGACCTTAATCTCCGAAATTGGCTTATGCTTCCAGTCGGACATGAGGATCTTGGTGTCCCCGGCAAGGCAAAAATCATATCTTGTGCCCTCGACATCGATCCAGCCGGAAGGGGAAACGAGCAGATTTTCGGCCATACCGAAGGCTTGAATCACGCCGGAGATTTGTTCGTCGGTTTTTACGTTGTTCGGCTCGACGATATCGGAGAATTTCATCACGTCAACGTGAATACCAGCGGATCCTTTGTCGATAGACGCGGCCATGAGGGTCGGTTCTTTGCGCGTGATGGTAACTCCGCGGGCTTCGGTAGTGAATTCGCCCTTCGTACCCCAGTCCCAGACCCGTTTTTGGGGGCAGTGGTCGGGAAAGAGGTCGCGGAAACGGGGGTTGGCTTGGAAATGTTGCTTGATTTCCCCGATGATCATCTCCGCTTTTTGGATATTAGACTGGAACATCAGGATTGCGATGTCCGGGTAGTTCAAAATCCACTGGATGGTGTGCGATTGGGCGTTGATGGTGGTTTTGAGAAAGCCGCGGGGGTCGAGGATGAGGACTCTGCGGTGCCCCGGAAGGCTGTACAACTCTGTTTTCGGGTTATACACCCACTTTCCGCGGTCCAAACGATCAAGCTCCGCGAGTTCCTGTGGCCCGGGCATAGGGAATTTTTGGAGAAGGTTGATGAAAGGAAACCGCTGGGGCCCAGTTACGTCCTTGTACCCCAAAATATCCTTCGCCAAAAAGGTAAGATCCGTCCTGGCCTTGTAACGAGCGAGACGGATCTTGTACAACTGGTCGTTAGAGAGTTGATGTACGTTTACGTGCGACACATTTTTCCTGTGTTTTGGTTCTCCGGGCCGGCGGATGGGAAGGTTTTATCCCGGGCAGGTCCCAGGAGAGGAGTTCGTAGATTGAGGGGTCAGGTTCGTAGTCACAGAAGCGACGAGGCATTGGGTGTGTCCTCGGTTGTGGGGTGGTTTTACGGTCGCTACGTTACCTACGGGCACTGCTTGACGACGCCCGTGTCCACGTACAAACTTTTGGCCGTTTTGCCTACGCAGGTTGTGGGGAGTGCCGGGGCGATGATCTCCGGCCCCACCAGCCGGAACACGTTGCTGTAGCCATCGGAATTCCGGAAGTTGATGGTGTTGAAGTCCATAAACAGGGTGCCAGTCGCCGGGACGTTGGTTCGCAGCGCATCGCCGTCGCGAATCAGAACATTGCCCGTCAGCATCGGGACGTTCTTGAATCCAGACGGACCCAGGATCATGTTGCCCGTGCCGTTGTCGGTGATCTGGGCGGCATAGGACGACGAGAAATAGCAGTTGTATAGCGCGTTCCCGGTAGCCGCCGCGTCGAACACGATGGCGTGGTCGGGGTTTGCCTCAAACCGCATCCCGTGGAAAGCGTTGTAGCTGCCGAACACGTCAAGGGAGCGTTCGGGCATCTCGTTCTCCACCGCAACCCCGATGAACACGTTCGCATTGTTAGACCCGGCGCTTAGGAGGATGTACCGCGTCCCGGCGGCGGCGACGGTATGCCCACTGTTGAGCCGCACCCGCCCGCCGATGATGGTGTTCTGGTTCGTTCCGTGGCCCCCACTTGGGAGGAACTGAAACCCGATCTTGTTGTCCATCAGCGCCCCGATGTAGATGCGGTTGTGGGTCGAATCGCTGGCCGAAGTCGCCAACCGGAAACCCGTCCAGAAGTTCGTGGCCGTGACGTGTAGATCCGAGTCCGTGCAGTTGTCGGCCAGGATTCCAATGGTCGCCACATCCGTGCCGGTGCCGGTTGCTACATCCCAATCGGCGACGGTACGGCGCACGTTCACCCGCACTTCGGCGCGGTCAAGAGTCGCCAGTGTCACGGCAGTGCCCGTGCCCGTGTACGTCAGGAACGCCCCCGGCAACATCCAGAACCGCTTGACTGTGGCGGGAATCGTGATGCCCGTCCCGGCCAGTGCGTATGTGCCAGCGGCGACGGTGATGTCCGTGGCCGTGGCAAGTTGCGCCCGTAGACCCGCCACGTCCTGCACGAGTACCGTAGTGCCTATCACAACGTTACCGTTCGCGTCCTTCGTAACCAAATTCGAAGGCCCCGCGGGTACCCGGCGTGCTCCATTCTGTGCCAGCGCCGGCAGCAGACAGAAGAAGATCAAAAGATATTTTGCCATCGTTACTTTCCCTTCAACTGGTCGATAAACTTAAACCAGTCCTCCCACATCTGAACGCGCCGTTCCTTCGGAATGTCGTCGATGATGCGGTTGATGATTTGTAGTCCGAGCAGGGTAATTTGGCCTGCGAGTTCGGGGGACATAGTTAAACCCCCGTGTCAAACTGCTGGAAAACCGGAGTGCCGGTGGTGGGGGTGATATAACCGATGACTTTGCCGGCGGGCCAGAAGGCGTACGGGCACTCGAAAACGAAGGCGTCCCCGAGGGAGACGAGGATTGCGTCGTCGGAGTTTAGTGGGGCCCGGATGGAGAAGGTAGAGGTGGGATACCCGACGTTAGACGGATCCTCCGAAATCACAACCTTCTTTGTCGCGATTTTCGTAGTAATCGCAGTCTTCGCGGGGGACGCGGCGGGCGTAACGAGTTTAGTCTTTGCCATGGAACTTTACCTCAACGTCGCCTGGGGCGGCGTAGCAGGAGCCAGCGTGGCGACAGGGGTTGTGAGAACCAAAGTCGCCACAGGAGGCGGGGTGATTTTCAGCGTTGCGGTCGGCATTAGAGAACGACGATCATTGCCTTAGTGCCGGTCGGAGTCAGGGCCCCACCGGTCGTGTTCGTCACCTTCACCTTGAACGTCGTCGAGGATGCGATGTACGGGTTAGAAACCGTCAGGCCCGCCTGAAGATCGGGAAGAGCAAGAACCATGACGGATTTCGTGCTGTTGATCGGGAACTTTTTGCTGTTGGGCAGCGTGATCGTCTGCTCCGCGGTGGTCGTGCCGTTGATCGCGGAAAAAGTGAGGGTGCCAGTCCAAACCATCTGATGGCCGTTTGCGCCTACAAACATGTTGTTAAGGAGTCTCCTGTTTCAATTTTATCAACCGGTTAGGGTGTGGTTTCTGTGATGGAGGGTTTTACCAGGATCTCTCCATCGATGACAGTGAAAATGGCCCCGCCGGCAGTGGTTACCTGGACGTCGTAGAAGAGGATCCATTTATACCCTGTCGGCAAACCCGTCGTGTCCGACGGGGAGAGGGTGATGGTTGCGATGCCGTTTGCGGCGTCGGTGAGGGCGATTCCGGTAGACGGAGAGGACTTGTTGAAGGTCGCGGCGGCGTCCAGATCGGCGGGATTGCGCTTGGCGACCATGCGGACAGTGCTACCGGTGAGGTTGTAAACAGCCCCATTTTGGGTCACTGTAAGGGTGAGAACGACGGTGTCACCGCGGGTAATGGTGAAGTTATACGCCATGAGGGGAGTAACAAAGCCTTCGTTTTCAGTTTATCATGCGGGAGTTGACTTTTGATGGTAAGTGTAGTAAAATCAGTAGGTAGCCTGTGATAAGAGAAGACATTTACGAGTATGCGTTTAAACGCACGGCGGCGGACCTGGACGAGTTGATATCGCTGGCGGTGACGATAGAGCAGTTGGGAAGGTTAAAGGATGCGCGGCGGGCTCTGTGGGACGCGAGGCCGACGGTTGATTCGGGCCCACCGGTGACGCCGATGGTTCCGAGCCGGCCTACGAAGGCGAACGCACCGTGGACCAGGGCGGAGGACCAACTGCTACAAGACACCTGGACCGGGGGCGAGAAGTCGGTGATGAGACTGGCGGGGATATTTGGGCGGAGTGCTGGGGCGATTACGTCACGGCTCGACAAACTGGGACTGGTGGACAGGGAGAACTCTGAGCGAAGCGAGTCCGGTAGCACCCCCAATCCCACCTTGCCTCTCCCCTTCCCTTGCCCAAAGACAGAAAGCACCGGTGCCGACTACTGCCAGTGCCCGATTGAAGATTTCAGAGACTATCCCGAGGACGGCTGGTGCCGGGTTTGTCGAAAGCACACGAGGGCCGCGATAGAAGAAGCTAAGGCAAACCTGGCGGGGCCCGTGAACAAATACAACACCGGGATCCTGCGGAATAAAATCACCGGTACTGCCTGGAACTAGAGGACACCGCGCCGGCTGTCCGAGGTTTCGAGCCAGGAGATGATGATTAGGAAAGAGATTCCCTGCCCTGCGGTCCCGATGCGGTCCAGAACCGGTCCAGACTCAGCATCTCCGCTACCTTCATCCCAACCCCCTTTCCAAATCTTTCAAAGTCCGAAGGACCGCTTATGGATATCTCACCTGTACTTTTCCCTATCACAACCACCCTCCATACTGCTAGGGTTTTGGTTATTCATGATAGCGTTCGTACTTGTTGCGAGTTTTGTAGAGATGATGGGGATAGTGTATTGGGTAGTAGTGGTAATCAATAGAAGGCGAGATGAGGAAGAGCGTAAGAGGGTGCTAGCGAGGCGGGAAGCATTGGAGTCGATTTTGGGTAGGGTAGCAAAGAAGCAGCAGGACGAATTGCTAGAGCTTTGGAGGGCGAGGCATCAGAGGAGTCCAGGGGGAAATAAAGAATGACGATCCTAGTGCTATTTGGGATGTTGTACTTGATCATTGGGATGTACTTTGCATTAGAGTTTTTGGATGAGGGAATAGAGGGTCGATTGTGGCAGGGGATATTATGTGTACTATTATGGCCTATGCTGTTCATGGAGTAATAATGCGTAGTAACTGGTGGATTGGGGTGTTGTTCAACCTGCTCCCTCGCCGCAGACAGAAAAAGGCCCCCAGAACCGAGCGGGAGATCTCGGCGGGGGCCTCTTTTGCAGCACTACTCCGCTGCCTTGCGGGTGGAACTACCTACTAATTCCCAACAGCCCGATCACCTTCAATCAGGTTGATCGCGTGCGTCAGGGCATCGAGCGGGCTTGCGAACCCAGCCGCGGTACCGTCCCCGTGAACCCGGGTTGCACTAGTATCCCCGTCCGAACCGAGGGGGCCCGTGGTCACCGAAGGACTCGTCGCACTGGTCGCCGCGGTCGGCTTGTACAACACATCACAAACCCACTTCTTCTCCGCGGCCAGCCCACTATCATACTTCACATTGATCCCGTACCAAGTCGTGAAAGACATTTACCTAGAAGTACCTCTGTTTCCATCTTACCAAACACCCTCCCCCGCCTTGTGTTTAAACCCTTCCCTATGCTACCCTTACCTAGCCTTCATGCAGAATTTTCTGAAAATTTTGGAAAAAAGTTGTGGAGTCACGAGCTACGCCCTTTGCGCGAGCGCAAAGCACTTTGCCGGACAAAGAACTTTACAACCCAAAGGGGTTTGCCACCCGGGGGGCTTTGCCAAGGAACCTTCTTTGTGGGACGAAGTACTTTGTGGGGCGAAGTGAACCGGGTTGTGGGTTTCGGATAAACGGGTATTAAGATATTAAGGTCTTAATATCTGATTGTCCGAATAGACGGTTAGTAAGTAGTAAGCGGGCCCCCGTAGGTAGATAGCCGGGCATAGGTTAGGGCATAGTAGGGCGCTAAGTTACTGACTTACAAGAGAAAGTAAGTGGGTTTCAAACCCAACAGCACGGGAGATTAAGATCCGAATGTCCGAATATGGGGTAGATCCAAGCGGGTGTGCCGGCGGTTTCGGACAATCAGATCCGTTTATCCTAAACCCATATCGGATAATCAGGTCCGAAACTCTTAAGTCGTTTGTTGTAACGGAGATGGGAGAGAGAGCACCAAGTGAAATTTCAGATTTCAGGTATCAGTTGGTCGGCTGGCCGAGTAGCGTAGTATAAGGTGCATGATTATTCAGGCGAATGGATAAATATACGGTCGGATGGTACGTTTTCCACAGTGTAATCATCAGCTTATTAACAGGGTATGAACAGGTTATCAACAGGGTAAAGGGTTGATAAATAATGTGTCGAGAATATCGGCGAAAACGCGCGGTAAGGGTCGGGTGATAGTTGGGATACCCCTGGGTCGGCGATTGCATGGAGGGCAGCTAATGCGCGGGGACGGGATATACAGAACGGGGACAGAACGGACACTCAACGGGGACATTGGGAGAAAAAAATGGACCGTCCCGTAGGGTTGATAGCCTACAAGACGGTCCAGATGCGGTCCAGATGCGGTCCAGACCTAACGGGATGCGACAGCGGAGCGACGAGCGAGTACAATCTCGCGAACGGTGCGGGGTCGGACGGTGCGCCGGGTGCGGGTCGGTTTGGACGCGAGTACCGGGACATTGTTCAACGGCACGGGGGCCGACCGAAACCACTTGCCAGCGTGATTGACGGGTCCAAGGTTCACGCGCTGGTATCCTGCTGACCGCTGAGCGACGCCGGACGCTACGGGGTTCATGCTGGCAATGGCGCGGATGGTATGGGGTTCAACGTCCGACCGCGCGGCACGGGAGAAAACGGATTGCAGTGTCGAGTACCCGGGGTTGCGAACGGGTTGCGGGACAGGCCAGCTTGCGTATGCTGCGGGGTCCGAATTCGGATACAGCGTATCGCGCCGAATCTCGTTACGTTGCCGCATACGTTCAACCTGTTGTTCGAGCCGTTCGCGCTCGGTAATGGATTGCTGCCGCTCGATCATGGCGCGGAACTGGCGGTACTCCGCGTCCGAGTCGGATTCAACGGACGGTTTGAAACCGGGGCGTTCCGTACGGTGGACGGGGACGGGATAAGCGATACCGCGAACGTCAGCCCTGGATCGAAAAATTTCATTGTGATAGAACAGGTCCAGGTTGCGTAGCATGATACCGCGCCGAATCGGGTTGAGCATGTTTTTTTCCCACGGGGTAACGGGGAAACGTTCGCCCGGGGTCCAGAGGTAACGGGGATTCGAGCCCGAGCGCGAACCGCGAACGGGGACAGAGTACGAATGGGTCCAATCATCGGTAACAGTCTCGGACACATCGGAACGGGTACCCGTATCCGGGTTGACCGAGGTCTTAATCGACGTGCAGACCGAGCGCAACGTCTCGACC